GTCACTAGGTCTTTGTGCGGAACAAGTTGCGATCTTTTTAAGATAGTTGTCAGGATTATTGTGCATGTCCTCTCGAACTTTTTCCGATAGTGCTTTCCCAGTTCCTATCTTATGTTCATTTCCATATTTATCATAGCAGATTACCTTACCCACCATAGCAGGCTTCGGTGTCCCATCGGAGTTATATTTCGTTTTCTGAGGCAGAAATCCCATAATTATGACTTCGAAGTCTTCTACTTCTTTAATCTTAATCCAGTTGCGTGATCTCTTCCAGAGATACAGACCATTCTCAGGTTTAAAGATACCACCTTCAAATCCTCTATCTACCCATCTTTGAGCAGCATCAATTGCTTCATCTTTATTATTGACATACTCGGTTTCGATAACTTCGATTTTCTGAAGACCGAGTTCTTCAATCATCTTTTTGATATTCTCTAGATGGACTTTTCGTTCCTTCTGCGTATACTTACAGTCTTGACTATTCCACTCGTCAAGAGTCATAAAGTCAAAGATAACAAACTTCGCGTCTTCTTTGAACTTTAGAGCTTCTGCTTCATCTTCACAATAGCTAGCCCAAGCTTTTTCTTTAAGTTTACCTTTTGCGCCAATAAACTCTTCTTTTGTGCGCCACTTAAATCCATATAGTGTCATTGTATTTTCTAGACAGTCATTTACATGAACCTCTCCATCGAATACACATGATTGCCATTTTTCTGCAAATGCTTTAGTTAAAGCTTCAAGCTCATCTTTAATAAAGTAAAAGTTCTTGGCTAAAAGGCCATTTCTGCCGCCGTAAATAGCGCTTAGAGACGTTTTCTCTAGTACACAAATAGTACGTACACCATTTGCCTTTTTATCTAAGTAACCAGGGCCATCTTCTACTTTATCTAGTTCAGCTTGCTCTTCTGCCAATCCAAGTCTAAACTTAAAACCTTTTTCATCATAGGCATCTTCATATAGACGTTGACCAATACCAATAGAGGCTAGATCTTTTTGCAGACATTTTTTGATCCACTTGTATTGTAGTTCAGTACAATGACAAAGGATTTCACCTATTGCATTTCTTGCATCATTACCAGTAAGCTCTCTATTAATAAGACGTTTACTTAAGGTTGTAAAAATATCAAAAGAGAATTCTTTGTGGTCACATAAAGCAACATCTTCAATTTCAGAAATACCAAAAGTAACATTCTTATCCAGTGCTAACCTGAGATATTCTTTTAACTCAATATTGTTAGCATTGGCTTTAATAAGAGCAATCTTATCATTGGTCCCAGTCGTCTTTTCCAATTGTTCAAGTATATCAATAAAATTAAGCGTAGTCGTCATAAATTTCCTCTTCATATACACCATATACACTGCAATTATCCATAGCTATTGGATAAGTCTGTACTCCATATAGCATAATCTTATTAGGGGTAGGAGGTTCTGGTTTTTCAAAAAAATCTTTAAGAAAATTCCCTAAATCTGGATTATATGTTGAAGGTGGAGAAACATAAGGAGCGTTACATATATCCTTGCAACATTTATTTTCTCTACACCTATATGTAGAGAAATAATCTATCCATATATTCTCAAAATTTTCTTTTAATAGATTCCCAGCATTATAATATAAGTTAGTCCAACTTCTATTACTCAAGCATGGGATAACACTACCATCAGCAAGAATGCCACAGCTAAATCTGCCAGCACTACATTCTCCATTATTCATATTGTCTGCTAGAACCCTTGGAGGATAGTATGTGTTTTTAATCTTATCAAATAGATATTTCTTAACCTCTTCATTACTATATAATGCTAAAGGGTTATTTTCCTTATACATTGTATACTGAATTTGCCAAGTTAGATTATTATGTCTTTTACAGAAGTCCAATATGTTATCGTATAGAAAAACATTTTGAATATTGAAATTTGTAATAACTGTAAACTTCTTCAATTTACTGATCACAACTTCTGCCTGTTTCAATTCATCATCTGTATTAATAGATAACCCAACTACATCATATTTCTTTAATAAGACATAATCCTTGTCTACAATATTAAAAGGATTAAGAATAATCTTAGATACGACTTCTTCTTTCTTACATAAATCAAGAATATGATAGTGTATTTCACTATCTACAAGCAATGGATTTCCACCGCTTATATTGATTTCTTTAGGTGGATAAGAAAAGATATTGTCAACAATTTTTGTTATTTTCTCATCGTCAATTCTAGTTTTATGACGAGTCTCCTTAGATCCACAATAAGAGCAATCAGAATCACAGTTATCTGTAATTTCGTATATAATCT